CTTCCATTCCCTGTATAAGTTACTGTGTTAAATCCTGTAGCCTGTGTAGTAGGTTTGAATGGTAAGTAGAATCCGTTAGTACCATATGTGCCTGTGTATTCTATAGGTTGCCATACACCTGTAGTTGCATTGTATTCACCAAAGTCTGATGGTGTTAGTGCTTGTCCGTCTACGAAGTTTACTTCTGTTTGGTAGCCGTCAAAGTATTTATTTATTGTTCCATTAGAGTACCTTCTAGCACCAGTAACATGGGTATTTGTTGAATTAACAAAAGTATTATAATTTAAACTTGGGTACGTTGCCGAAGAAAATGATGTTATTTGCTCACCATTAACATAAAGTTTTACTCTATTAGTTGATGTTGCTTGTGCAGTATCTATTGCTACTACGATATGATACCAAGCAGAAGGGTCACGAAATAAACCAGTAGTAGTTAATGAAATAGTAGCTGTTGTTACTTGTTCATATATAAATATAGCATTAGCTGAAAATGTAATTTCTGTTCTATCAGTAGGTGTAACTCCGTCAACACCAAACAAACAATAATAAGAAGAATCTGCTACATTACCTCTTTTAACCCAAGCACTCCAAGTCCAAGTCTTACGATTACCTGCAGTAGTAGGAGTTCTTAATAAATTTGCAGAAGCAGACTCACGAAAGCGTAAGCTGTTCTCTAGGTTATAACCACCACCTGTGGATATGGCATTACTGTTGTTTAATAAACTCATCTAACCCTTATGCGTAAGATGCACTAACTGTTAAATAAGCATTAGTGCCGTTGTCAAAGTAAGATACAAGGTAAGTACCTGTTGTGCTAATAGTAGCTAAGTCCGCTGCATTAATCTTCGTATTAGCATGGGCTGCAATGGCATAGTCACTACCATTAACTAAAAGTATATATCCTGATTGGCCTGCGGTATGGTTAGTAAATGTAAGAGTACCTCCACCTGTCGGTGTACAAGTAAAGTTGTTAGTTACATTCATATCAAATGACAGGTCATTATCAGCAGTAACTGTTCCTCGTTGTGGGGCAGTGAATGTTTGAGTAGCATCTGTCACCGCGTTATCAGCATCATAGGCTTGTACATCTGAGCCTATAGCTAATCCAAGGTTAGCCCTAGAGGTTCCTGCGTCAGCTACGTCAGATAAGTTGTTTGCTGTAGTTAGTAATCCAGCAGTAGATATAGCCGTTACTTGCCATGTTGATCCATTGTAAATGCGTGTCTCATTCGCTACTGTATTAAAGTACCAATCACCTGCGGTTACAGGATCGCCATTACCATCTACAGTAGGATCGGATGCTTGCGCTCCTAGATAAAAAGCTTCAATACTGTCCGCTGCATTTTCAGCTGCGGTCTGTGCAGCTTCAGCAGCAGTCTGTGCATTGGAAGCATTAGTCGCACTAGCAGCTGCGTTAGTTTCACTGGTGCTTGCATTAGATGCAGATGTAGCCGCATTGCTTGCCTGAGTGGTTGCTATGCCTGCTTGTGTTGTTGCAGTAGAAGCTGATGTCGATGCGGATGATGCACTTGATGCTGCATTGGTTTCGCTAGTGGCTGCATTAGTTTCTGATGTTGCCGCATTGGTTTCGCTAGTGGCTGCGTTACTTTCAGATGTACTCGCTGAACTTGCACTACTTGAAGCACTAGACTCAGAAGCTGCTGCGTTACTTGCACTTGTTGAAGCTTCACTAGCTTTGGTTGTTGCTGTACTAGCAGAAGTCGCTGCATTAGTTTCTGATGTAGCTGCGTTAGTTTCTGATGTAGATGCTGCCGCTGCACTAGCTGCTGCCGCTGCTTCACTTGCCGCTGCACTAGCTGCATCAACTAATAGATCCCATTTAGCTGCATCGGTATTGGTGAATATAGGTTGTGAACCAGAGGATGTATGCGCTGTATTACAGAGGTAAACATTGTTGTTACTGGTATCTTTAACTAAGTCACGTTTGTTATAGGTTGTTCCTGCTGCCCAGTCACCTCGGTTATCACCAATGATCTCACCAATAACTGGATCCCCGTTAGCATCAAACGCTAAGGTTTTGTTTGCCCGAACAGTGTTGATAGGCAATGTCATATTGACTGTAGTTGGATCAGTGTTAGGTGCGCGTAGTGATCGGTTAGATTGTTCTAAGTTTTGTTGGGTAAAGATGGTTAGACTATCAAACTCATCGTTTAATGCTTGAGCAAATAAAGGGCCACCAGTAGTAAAGTCTGTTGATCTTTCAATGGCTCTATCGCCAACAATAGTAATACGATCATCAGCGTCTGGTGTAGTAGGTACATTCACACCAACAACAATAGTTACGCTACCTGTACCAGTACCACTAATAGATACTGTATAATCAGTAGTAAGTGTAAGTTCAGTCTCATTGAAGTATACGGCAATGTCTGTTTCAGACAATACCTCGAACGCAAAAGCATAAGGACCTGTACCAGCAGATCCTGTATAGACTATGCGCCTAGTTGTGTTTGATATATCAATTGCCATATGTTTTCCTCTTTAAAATTCTAGCATAATTTGGGGTTTTAATCTAGTAATAACTGTATACTCCCTCAACAGCACTCTCTAAATCTTTATCTTCTAGATGCATCTCTAGGTCAGGATAAAACTCTTTCAATTCTATCAATGCCTCTTTGTATCCTGTGGTCATCGTTCTGCGTAGAGTTCTTTGAACTTTGCCTAGGTCATCATCTTCATACATCATATCTGCTGCATCAATTACTGCATCCTCTAGCTCTCCACCGGCAGTAGCAATAACAATCCATTCGTTATACATCTCAGCTGATAGTTGATAGCCGTGTAATTTCCTTGGAGGACTATATACTGGAACACCAGCACTAACTAAGGCTCGGTATCCTTCAGCAACTTTACCTTCTGAGTTTTTAAATGGATTAAATGCTTCTCCCCAATTGCCTTTTCCTATAGTAACTATATCACCAGTTAATGGATCTAATGCCTCTGGAAGCTCATCATTATAAAATGGAGACCTAGATGTATACTGATTCCATGCTCTATCGAATCCATCACCTAATGCAGATATTGGCCCACCCTCTGGACTGCCCTCTGACCTCATAACATTAGATCGTTCTGGAGACATGATTCTTTCTACTGTAGCCATACCACTGCTATATACGCCTAATGGAGATCCACCAATAGCAACATCAGCAGCCTTCTTCCCTAACTTATTTAACATGTTATTTAAACTAGCAGCACTACTCATAGGGTCGCCAGCAAGAATGTCAGTAAACTCGGAATATCCTTGTAGCATAGGGAGCTGACCAACAAAGTCATAAACACCCAAACCTGCTGCTTGCACTATTTTATCGAGTTCTTCTGCTGTAGTTTGTTCTGCGGTATTAGCATATGAGTTGTATGTAAAGTATTCAGCTATAGTGGCTGATACACCGATTAATGTGGAGATAGGTTGCAAGCCTTGATACGAGACATAGACCTTATCCTCTCCGACAGATACTGGTGTTTTGTCCATGAAGTCTTTAATCTGATCTTCGCTTAAATCACTTTTGTTGTATACATAAGAGTATGGTTGCCATCCGGTTGCTTCTAATGTTTTTCGTAGCTGTCTATTAGTTGGACCTGCGCCAGTTAGTTGTCCTTGAAGAGCATAATAGGCAGCACCTCCCATCATAGTCGTACCTAATGTCATCTTCGCTATAGCTGCATCTGCTTCCACGCCACCTTTAGCTACCGTTCTATAAAACCCTGGGTTAATCAACTGTAATGGACTTCTCTTCCCAGCCTCGATAACAAGATTTGTTGGAGTACGAACAAAGGGAAAGAACATCTTAAGTATTGGAGATAACTTGCCGCTATTTATACCACGCTGTATGTCAGCCATAGTGCCTGTTAGTTCTTTAGTAAACGTCATCTCTTTAGCTCTTTCTGTAGAAGCTGTTAGGATGTCATCTGTTGGGTTAGTTCTTATCTCAGCTAAATAATCTGAAGTAAGTTTCTTAGCAGTCTCTTTGTCAATACCTTCCTTTAATCTTGCACTATAAAATACCTCAGCTTTTTGTTTTGTTAGGAATCTAAATTCTCCAACATAAGCCACTCCTTTAAAGAACTCGTCCTCAGCAAGTAATGTTCTGCCCGGCAAAGTAACAAACTTTCCGTACAGCCTTAACATATCACTTGTTGCTTTTCCTATGGTTGAATCTCCAAAGTCAACATCAAACTCATTGCGTCTTGCAAACTTATCTAATTCCATTTTAGATGCTTCATCCATGCCTTGATTCTTGACGAATGCTTTTCCAGCTAATCTTCCAGCATCTACAATGGAGCCAAAGTATCCTTGAGCTTGATCGACTACAGCGCTCATCCTAATCGCATCATCACTACCAAATACACCATTACGTACCTTTCCAACAATAGACATCATAGCTCGCTCAACTGGTTGCATTGCGCCAAACATAGCGTTACCTGCTATATTCTTAGCATGAGTTATTGGGCTAGATAATAATCCATTAATCCATGTAGAAAGCCAAATATCCTTAACAGCACCCATACCAAATGCCGCTCTTGCAGTACGTGCTTTTGATTCAGTTGTGGGTAATGCTAAGAATTGTCTTGCTCTTTCTTCAGTGCCAGACCTTCCTCCATGCTCAGCAATGAAGTTATCAATCTCTTTCAAGTTTCCAGAGCTTCTTAATTCACCAAACATACGCAATGTTCTACCATAGTCAGCAGTCCTTCTGTCTACTGCTTTAGATATTTCACCAGCTAATGCTAATGTCTGGTCAAACTCAAGTCTTAATGCATCTGTTGCATTTACACCTTGGTCAATAATCTGTCTGGCTAATATCTCTGCTTTATTGGTAACATCTAATTGCGCCATCAACATCTTGTATGCTTCTGTTGGATCTGCAATCGTAGGGTTGTTAGGGTCTAGTATTCTAGCTAGATAGTCACTAGAGTATGGAGCCTTGCCTTCTACAGTAAAGTTCACTGCATTATCCCCTTGCTCTCTAACATAGGCATAAGCTTCATCTTGTGTCTTAAATTGCTTAAATGAATTGCCGTCTTTATATACTGTATACCTAGCTCTGCTTAATTCCTCAGCTATTTGCTTAGTAGAGATTACTTTCTTTTCACCAAGATAAACATCACCAACGACATTAATAAAGTCTTTAACGCCCTGTGAGTCTTCAATCTGATTAACATTAAATCTAGGTGAGATTGTAGCTTTTGCTCCAACGGTAGCGCCTTCTGCTGCTGGGTCAACAGGCGTATCTCCATAGCTCTTTAATACGGCATTTACCTCATCGTCAGTAGCATTTGGGATAATTAAGTATTCATCAGAACTTGATGGTAATTTGCTACGCTTTGCCATTAAGTCAGCGAAATCTTCGCTTTGAGTCGTAACCTTTTTAATAACTTTAGGAATTATGCCTGCAACCTTGGTTGGTTCTTCGTCAGTAAATGTTGGTTGACCTGTTGGTACTAATACGTCTTGATCTACTTCCTCAGGAATATCGTCTGCAACATCTTCTTGTAATACATCCTCGGCAGTAGCTAATGGAGTAATCTCTTTAGTTACTTCTTCTAAGTCTTGCTCAATACCAACCATTTGGTCTATGTCTTGATTGATAGATTGTTCTTGTGTAGACATAATTATTTAGCCTTTTTCTTAATGATTTTCTTAACGCCCTTTGCTACAACCTCTGTAACCGGTCCTACTTCACCAATAAGTTCTGCTGCTTGTTCTGGCCCTTCTTCATACTTCCATCCAGCGTCTTCCAACATACCTTTAATATCTTCTGAGGTAAATGGTATAGCCCCATATATTTCCTCAAATTGAGCCAGGTTACCTTTACCTTCTGGGTCAGGACTAGCCATGTTTAATAGTCCACCAAGTAAGCCCACAATATCCATTGGTGTTCCAAGAGCTTGTACACCACCTTTAGCTGTAGCGCCAGCCATCTTCTTATAAGCATCTGGAGTAGCTTTTGTTACATCAGCTAATGGCTCTGTTACAGCAGCAGCGTACGTATCCATAAGGGATGGATCTTCTTTTGGAGAGACAACAATTGGATCAACCATAATGCCTTTACGAATGTATGCATCGTCTATAAACAACTGTTCAATATCATCATTCATTTGGCATCTCCATTACAATCTGTCCTTCATAAATATCTTTTAGAGTGTTACGATTCTTCATTAATCGTTCATAGGTTCTTGGAGCTAAGTCCTTACCTTTATACTTAAGTGAAAGAATCTCTGCGTCAGTAAGTTCAGCAAAGGCTTCACCAGTAGTAAACTGATAGTCAGTTTTTTTAAGATGTCTTGATACAGTAGAGATATGTTTTGGTAAAGCTAATTCTTTGTATTTCTGAGCAGTCTTCTCTGCTATCTCTATCGCAGCTGTTCTTTGGTCGAACTCTTCGCCATTGCCTACAGCTCTACTTTGAGCTAGTGATAATTCAAATCTTGCATCAGCAATCAATGTTCTTAGTGGATTGTCTTGATTCATTCTCATTACAGTCAAGTCGTCAATCCGGAGTCTGTTATTAATAATATCATTGCCTGCTTTCAATGTCTTAGTAACTTGCAAGTATTGTTTTTTAAGATCAGCTGCTTGAAAGTAACTAATATCACCAGCGTAAGCCTTATTATCAATTGATCCATAATCCATCTTGCCAAGCTGTACTTGCAGTGATAAGTCAGAAAAGTTTTCATTCTGTATTAAGCTAGAAGCTTTTTCGTTGTTAATCTCTTTAAGCAATTCAACTGATAGTGGATAATTAATAGCTTTAAGTTCATTCTTAAACTCTTCCCCGCTATAAACTTGAGAGGTAAATTTATCATACAGGTCAATAAAGGTTTCTTGTTTAAGATTGTATTGAGCATCTCTTTCAGCTTTCATGAGAGTACCTTGCTGGTCAATCTTATCAGTAGCTATTTTAATAATCTTCTGTATATTATCTGGAGTATCTAATCCTCTTGCTGCTAGAATCATGCCCCACTCACCTCTTTCCCCGTTATAGAACTTAGAGATAGTTTTGCTTTCAATAAGGTGGTTAGCTAATTCGTTCTGTATACCTGAGTCTACCTCTGCATTAAACTTAGCTACATTGTCACTAAATGTCTTAGGATTCCTTCTAAATACCGCAAAGGAATTAACCTCCCTTTCCTTTAAGAAAGCAAGTTTAGATAAGGCATCTGAGTCAGTTCTTAATGTACTAGCCCAATATTGTTTAAAGAAGTTAAGTTGATTTTGTGACTTGACTTCATTCTCTGCCATGTTTCTTGCTTCTGCCGCATCTAATGCTTTCTTTACAGTAGCTGCTCCAATGGTTGCAGCGGATGCTCTAAAGTTAATAGATGACTCAGGATCAATCTGAGACAATACATTGGCGTATCCATCTATGTTCGCATTAACGTCAACAATAACTGAGTCAACATCAGTAACCATATTTGAATCAATACCTGAGTTTAACTCTTGAAGCTTTAAGGTAAAGTCATTTAGTAGATCCTGTCTTAATAATGTAGCTTGTGCTGCTGCTGCTGATGCACCAAATACGGTATCACTGTCTTGAATTAAGCTTTCTAAAGGTGTCCCACTGCCAATAGCATCTTGAATTTGCTGAAGTGAAATAGGGTTTTGTACTGCATACATCTTTCCCTCTCTTTCAGCTTTAGTCTTTAGTTCAGAAAAAGCAATGTCAGTTACTCGATCTAATCGCTTTTGCAGCGACTGAGATGCCTGAAAGCTCTCACGCACTGAAGCAAAATCAAGAGGTCTGGTATTCTCTAAACTTACTCCTCTGCTTCTGTATCTTGGGTCTTGTGCCATAGTATTATTCTTTAACTAATTAATAATGATGGGGTTGTACTTGTTGGTGCTGGTGCTGATCCTATCTTACTATACTTGTATCCAGCTTCAGCTAATCCAGCTGCTGCACTAAACATACCGCTAGTGTAAGCAGTTTTACCAGCTATGCCGTAAATTTCAGCTTGTGTTGTTCCTGCTAGTAATGCATTTTCTGCATTCTGAATATCAAACATAAAGTCTCTTCCAGCATCTCTTCCACTGGCTGTATTGATTAAAGCTGTTGACCCTTCAAAGCCTACTACTCCGCCAGCATAGCCACGAGATAGATTAGAAGCAATAGCTTTATTTAGGTTACGTAACGTATCATTTGCACGTTGTTCATACTGTAATGCTTTGCGTTCACTTTCTGCTTGTGTCTGCAATGCCTGTAGTTTGTACATGGCCTTTTGGCTTTTTGCCTGTTGCATCCCTTGCATTGCACTGAAGACCGATCCTGCTATTGATAACATTTCCATAATTATGTTCCTTGGTGTACTGACACTTTATATTCTAACCCTAACAATGTAAACTTAAGCGGGGCGCTTTGTGTCACAGTGATTTGCCCATCGCTGTTGTAACCTAGTATACCATGTAAAGTTTTAGTCCCTGTAAATTCTGGCACTGCGGTTCCAACTACATCTAGTCCTAATGACCTAATAGGAACTAGGTTTCCATTAATCACTAAATTTTGAGTATTCAATATTAAAGCATTAACCTCAACAATTCGTTTTCTAAATCCTAATCTAGTGCCAGATTGAATCTTAAGGTCAATTGGCATAGTCTTAATCTCTACATGTATTGGTAGTCCTACTTCACTTGAGGTGGCAGGTGGGTTTGTAAATGTTACTGTTCCGCCAGCGGGTACTGTTTGATCTGACTCAACGTAACCATCTGAAATAACATGTACTACCTGCCCAACCAGATGACTCATATCGGCAGTAGGAGATGTAGTTCCTATTACCGCACAATCGGTTAGTGTAGTGTTGTCGAATACCTCAACGTAGTATCTAGTTGTCCCTCCATCATCTCTTGAAGTTACGGTATAAATATCGGTAATATCTACACCAACATCAAGAAAATTACCTTCAGTGGTAAACTGTGATGGCGCAATAACATTCTGTGATCTTAGTAGTGAGAATGCTGCAATACTACCATCATCTTCATTAACTAATAATAACAAGTCATTTTCATCTGTAGCAACAGCTCTTCGTAAGTCCATCCTATTAGGATTCTTTAAAAGATGCCCGGCTAATAATGATATTTTAGATGTTAAGTAAGTTAGCTGTGTATCAGAATACGCAATCTCAGATAATGACTTTCCTTGTCTTTGCACAAAGAGAACGCCAGATTCTAGTTGTTTAACACGGATACCTTCTTTTGAGCCAATACGCGATGTAGTGGAGAAGAAGAAGTCCGATGGTGTAATAGGTGTTAATCCTTCTTGCGGAACGTAGAACTCACCGCCCGTAGTAAACACTTGCAAATCACGGCCAGAAATAATATCAGTGATAGCATTATAAGTATTAGTATCGAGGGTAGCTTCAACAGCGTCATCATCCAATCCTTCCACGGCTTCAAAATCAAAGAATAATCCTACTTTAGAACCCCATATAGTTGACGGCCTTGATTGAGATCCGCCAAAGTATAAACGACCTTGATGGAACGTAACAGTTCTAGGCCATCCTCTACTGTTGGACCATACATCCTCATACCCTGTTTCTAACTCCCAGTTACCTGTAGTGGTAGCCGTAGTGTCAAAGAATGGAAATTCTGTTACTACATTGACTGATGTTGCGCTAGTATATTTAACAATCTTTGCTCTGCCTTGTGGAGATGCATTGATATATTGACCAACATGACTTGCATTAAATACACCAGATGTTGCTGTAATAGTAACCTTGCCTGATACATCACTAGGAGTAATACTGCCTGCTGGATTGCTAGTTGTTAATGTAAATGCATACTTAGGTATGCTAGCAAATGATATGTTAGTAATGCTCCATGAACTGTCTGTAGCGCCACGAACAATCTTTACTGGGGCATCATGTTCATCAACAGCAATAAGTGTGTCAGCAGACTGTGTCCAACACATATGATCTAAATGAGATCCTACCAGCCCATACCCTGTGGTATCTAAATAATCATTACCAGAACCATTAATGTTGGTAATTAGCACTTTATCTTTATAGACATACATTCTGTTTGTAGTAAAACACAACATATAACTATCATCTACTGAAAACTCAAACGACGCTAATCTAATCCCATTCTCTGGACTACCACCAAGCTCATTAATAAACTTTGTACCAGGTCTGCGGGTTACTCCACCTTGAGGTTGGCATATAACATTTTGTGCTTTTTCAGCAGAGTTTTCGTAAGCCTTTAAGTCTACACGTGAACGCAATAATGGATCTAGTTCACCGGATGTAAAGTTAGTTTGTATGCTTACAAAGCGAGCCATTAATATCTCACGTCAATAAGTGAGAAGTCTTGGAATGCATTGGTAGGTTGTCCTTGTCCATCAATGCTCATAGCTTGGCGCATGTAACCACCTCTACCATTTTCTCCAGGAGTTCCTTGTGCTACTACTTGCCAATATTGAGACTTTTCATTTTGATCGGTAATAGGCATTGCGAGATGCCAAGCCATTTGGTATTTCAGTAACTGCACAAAATAGTGAGGTAATGCATATTCTGGAACATTATACTGATAGTCTACGTATACTTTTTCGTAGTCAGTCAGTATTTTATCTCCCATCAATCTATATTCTTTTCTAACAGGACCACCAACACTGGCTGTGTCGTACACAGCTCTTGGAACGCCAACCATGTCTGATGGCATTTGATATTGGTACTTGTATTCGTTGGTTGGTGTCGTAATTAGCCTAGCTAACTGCACCTTTTTAAATGAGAAAGACCAGGGGTAACTGGCCAATGTTTTAATCTTAATATCAGGATAAAGTCTGTCGCAGATGTTTGCTTCATCTGTTCCTTCTGTAAATGAAGAAATAGGATTTGCGCCCAACATTAATAATGAGTCAGAGCATATTCTAATATCGGTATCACCTGTTGCCATTTACTTTCTCCAAATGTGCAAATAGGTGAGAGCCTAAACCCCCACCTTCTGCATTATTACTATTACTAAGCTACGCTTATTGCAGTACCTGCTGATACATCGACAACGCCAGCAGCGTTAGTTAATACAACATGTACGTACATTGTTGGCGCATCTGAATCATAGTTCCAGACAATATCACCAACTTTAAGTAAGCTAGATACTTCATTGAAATAGCCTGAAGCTGCTACTGCTGTATAAGCATCAATAGTTGTGTAGTTCCAGGTTTGTGGTGCATCACCAGCTTTAGACTGTCCGCCCGCCGCTACTAATCCGTCTTTATTAAAAGCCATTTATTTTCTCCTAATATTAAGATTCACGACATGTGAGTTGAACAATACCTTCAGCATCAATCGCTACTGATGCAGCAGAGAACATAGCATTCACAAGGAATGATGTTTTTTCTGGTACATAGTTGATTTCTGTTTTAGGACCAATACCTTCAGCATAACCCATAGATTCTTTATGGAATGCAAAAAGAGTTCTATCTAAAGAACCATCAACAGCTAAACCACCTTCAGCACGATCGCCTAATGTGTGGAATGTGAAACCTAAGAATGTATTGATTTCACCAGCAACTAAAGCTTTAACAGTGTTAAAGTCAGATGATGTTACTGCTGTTTCTGATAGTAAAGATGCTAGGTTGTTAGCATGAAGAAGAATGTGACGATCTTGCGGTGGCACGTTGTTCTTATCTAGTAACTTCTTAGCTTCACGTAGTTTAGCTACGTTAAGGTTTGTGTCAGTACCACCAATGTCGTTGGCAACTGTGTTAGATGTACCTGAAGCAGCAAGTGCGTCAAGAATCAATTGATCTTGTCTACGGCCAATAGCGTTCGCTACTACTTGAACTAACTCTTGTCTTTCGTCAAAATTAACTTTTTGTTGCATGAAAATGTCTGAGTATTCAGCTGCATTCCAATCTTCGAGTGTAGCTGTTACTTGACTGAAGTCCACATTAAGTGGAGTTACGTCTGTTTGTGGTACACGTAGTGTAGCCACGCCTTTCCCAACTTTAGGGAATTTTACTGTTGCACCTTCAACGCCGCGTCTTTGTCTAGTTGCACCAACCAATTGTGCTTTCGCTTGGTAAGCCTGCTTAACTTCGGCATCAAAGAGTGTTACAAAAGCATTAGATAATCCAATAGCCATTGTTGTTTCTCCTTAGAAATTAAAAATAAAATTTAATCGCTTTGGTATGCCAGAAAGTCTGGGCCTGTGCTTGCTATTTACGATAGCCATTCGACAAGGTTACTTGCATTAAGGGTTGTATGATGGTGCTTTACAATATGCCTTACCCATGAATATACCACAGATAAGGCTTATTTGCAATGAATTACGAGCCGAAGTTTTGAGCGAAAAGCTTTTCTACTTTAGCACGATAGGCTGGGTCATTCTTATACTTCTCGTCACCAACCATTTGATATAGTTCGTCTTTAGAAGGTGCGCCTTCAACTGGAGCTGCTTCTATTGGAACACTGCCTTCATAAGATGATCTAAGCTTCTCTAATGCGTTGATACCTCTTGCTGTACCACCCATGATAGTAAACTCTTCGTAATCATCATTAGACCATATTCCTTTGCTTACAAGGCTTGCGCCCCATTTCTTCATACCGTTAATTCTGGCATCAGCATTAGGTCCAAGCTGCTTCATTTCTTGTTGGACGTTGACTTGGAATGTTTCTTGTTGCATAGCTCCCATGTCTACAACTTTACCAACTAGGTGATCTAAAGCTGATTGACTAACGCTATTATCTCTTGCCCAATCCATAACATGCTTTCTAACTGGGTCATCTTCAGGTGTATTACCAAAAGCTGATGTATCATACTTGCCATCAGCAGGTGCTTTATGTTTACCTTGAGATATTTGTTTCCTAAGGTCAGTCCAAGATTTTGCTATGGCTTCTAAATCTGGTTCAGCTTCTTCGCCTTTCCAAAAGTTTTCTGGCCACCAATCGGGTCTTTCTAATGGTTCATCATCAGCATTTTCATAATCTTGCTTTGCTTGTAGTTCTGCTGGATCACGATGATCTATTTCTACTGCATTTGTATCTTGACTAACTTCCTCGGTTTCTGGCATTGCTCCATCGAGTAGGCCAGTCGATTCAGTTTCCTGAACACTAGGCTCGATTGCTTCTTCCATTATAGTTTCCTTGCTCTAATTATCCTTGCTTCTAAATCCCTAATTAACGAATTTTGCCCTTCTCGATAAAATGCATAACTAGGATCGCTTCCCGGCAAGGCTACGGGTTGCTCCAAAATAGATTGGCGTAACCAATCCATCAGTTTCTTTCCGTCTTCATCACCTAACACTCTTAATGTTAAGCGATCTAAATCATCTCTAGCTTGACTAACATCACGTACGTCAAGAGGTAGTGCTTGTTCTAAATCATCCCATCCTGCCATAATCTATCCTTGTTTTTTAATCGCAGCTTCCGCTACTTGAGTAGCCATCTCAGGATTTTGTTGCGCCATCTGTTGTGCTTGTTGTGCCATCTGTTGTTGCATCATCATGCGCTCTTGTGGGGTAGGTCTCAATTTCTGAGGTATACCTAGCTTCTCTGCAATATGATCTAACATAACATCAACTTTAATAGCCATTTGTCCTTGTGGTCCAGCTTGCTGTGCAATCTGTGCGTATTGTAAGATGTTCTGTACTTCATCCATGTTTTGTGCCATAGCTAATGGCGCTACTGGAGAAATCTTAATCTCAAGTCCATTGACTTTAAGTGGTAAGTCTATTATGCCACGCTGATCCATCACCTGCAACATCTTGGATACTAAAGGAATCATTGTTTCATTAATGAGCCTACCAAATGCAGAGCCGAGGTTCTGTGATAATTCTTTCATTCTTTCTACAACCTCAGTAGCAGAACGTGCTGACATGTTGTCTGGAGGTAATGACTCATCTAACAATGTGCGTTTAATGTTCATTCGCAAATCATTAATAACAATTTGTGATACATTAAAGTCACCAGCTCTTGGTAAAGCTTTAAGTGATTCACCTTGTGGTCCGCCATTACGTGCAACAGGAATAATAGCACCAGGCATAATCTTCACCGTATTTGGATTAAGCACTCCGTCATCAGCTGCTGTATACACACCACTAATAGCTAGAGAAGCATTTTTAAGTAACAACTCTAATGTTTTATTTAGTGTTTTAATGTCAGGCATTGCAGTGATTAATGGTCCGCGCCCATATATTTCACCAGCAACTTTAGCGTACCTAGACACAACCCAAGGACTATATTCCATTCTTTTGTAGAGCAATTCTGTCTTGGATTCTTTGTGTATAATATGATAACAATAGTCACCACGCTTTTGATCTAATACCGTTGCTTCAATTAGTTCAACTTCGTCAGTTGGCTTTTGATCTATTTTCTTTTGTAGTTCTGATGGAATTTTTGCTTCAGGCCATTGTCTTTGTATTGCTTCACCTTTGATACGCATACGTCTATATACATTATCTACTTGACCATTAGCGCCTTCCTCAATTGAAACAAGGTATTGTGGAACTGGAATAAAGTTAATTGGATTAATATCATCACCTGGTTGAACCATCATAACCGCAGTACCTACAGACAAGTCTAACAAAAACTCACCAATGGCAATGTCAAAGTTAGACTGCTTTAATGCAGCAAACAATCTTTCGTTATAGACATCTAGCGCTGCTTGTGCATCAGCATTTCGTTCTTCAGGAATATCTGGTCCTGGTTCTAACCTACACCATTTTCTTTGTGGAGGGAATATGCCTGACTGCATCCTGTTTGCAAAACGCTGAGTAGAGCTGATTGCAGTAGAATCAAACACACGATTCATTTTCTTACTGCCACCGACCTTACCATCATAATGTCCGTCATACAGATTGCGCTGTGGTAATGCAAACTCATAGGCTTCTTCGTATAAGTTTCTAAAATCTTCTTTTCTAATTAAAGCTTTTTCATGTCTGTTTAAAACATCTTCAGCTGTTAATCTCATCATTGCTACCATGATTATCCTTTTTTATGTCTGTTTGCAAAATTACGTGCTGCTTCTTTACTACCAAAACCCCATTTCTTTAATGCAAGTTTTAATCTTGTTGGTCTACCTTTCTCGTCTGTTAAAGGTCCAGCCATACCGCTAAAACGAGCAGCGAAAGATACACGCCGACTATCAGTGCCAGATCCTTGCGGTCTTTTAAGGTTAGCACCTTCTGTTTTTTTAAAGTGTTTTCTTCCTGCTTCATTAAGTCCACCCTCTGGATTTTGATATTTTTTAGCAGGCATAGTTAAGCTTTCTTCTTTTTAGGAAAGCCAGCTTTCATCTGTGCATAAGCTTTATCAGATATAGTTGATTTCTTTTTAGTCCTGCTAGTACCTGCTTTCTTTCTTGCATTAATGTTTGCGTATAATCCTGGCTTATTCATACCATTCTAACTCCAAAGTTGCGTATTGTGCAGCATTGCTTACATTAGTTAATCGAACTAAATAAGTAGTTAATGGGCTTAAGATATATTCTAACGAACCACCATCACCACCACCTGCTTTCTTTTTAATCCCACCAGCTACTAACTCAGCAAATAACTCTGTTCCTACATTAGTTACTGTTGGGTCTAATAAAGCTGCTGTATTACTTGTGTTACTAATAGTGCGATTTCTTCTAACAGCGGTTACGCTAGTGCCACCTGAGGCAGTTGCTCCCTCATATAAATATAATTCTGCATCGCCACCACAAATTGCACCAAATGTTATGTGCATGTTTGTACCACTACCTGAGGCAATCACAAAATCTATTGAAGCACCATCTGCTAAAGGTGTACCATTAGTTCTGTTTTCATATAAAAAATATGCACGCCCTTCATGTAGCCTATGATGATTAGTATTAACAACGATTAGTGGTCTTTCACTACCAGTAACCTGCTGGTTATTATCTATGTCAGCTTGTGTTAATACAACGTACCTAGAATTCGTGGTATCTGATTCTCTTTTTACATTAATAGCCATTACGCCCACTCACTATATTGAATGCGTAAGCATCCTATGTTAATTAAGAAGTGAGAGATAATCTCACCTGAATGCCATTCAGACTCAGTCCATTCAACACCAAAACCCATACCCCAATATAAATGCCAGCTCCACATATCTTTACCTTATTGTTGACATCAAACCTGATCTGCCTCGCATGGCCCTTCTTCTTGCAGCGGAAGTAGATGCTACATCACTTTTTTCTCTTACTGCTTCTTGTTTGCTTGCATTAACTTGCTCTGTTGGCGAATATAAAGCTTTTCTAGCTTTCTCCAAAAATGCCTTTTTCTCAGGGTTTTTTTCTTTTTTTAATGTCAGTTCTGTAAACAGCCTAGCCAAGAGTGGACCGCCTTTTAACTCAGATGACCATGTATTATTTTGCATATTTATTTACCTAGTAGTTTTTTAAGGACTTTCATCATTTTTTCTCTGTCGGCTTTGTTGTCTTTTTCTTCATCTTCATAATACTTGTCATAGCCTTCGTCAGTCTTTTCGTCCATCTTCTTTTCCATTTGCTTCTTCAGCATTTCTTTTTGTTTCTTTGTTAGCTTTGGTTCTGCCATGTTAGCTCCTAGTCTTTAATGTTATCGCGATAATCTAAAAGATACGACTTGTAATCATCTAAAAATTTAGCACGTCTTGTCGGTTTGTTTCTCTTCCCTGCCCACCAATAATTTTCCCATAGCATCTTAATACTTTCTACTCCAGAAGTTACCAAAGCAATATTAGCTTTAGGTTTCTGCAACAAATCATAAACAGCTAATGCTGACTGTTGTCCAGTGGTTAGTTTAGATGCATCAGTAATCTTTCGATCAATTACCTTTTGTATGTAAGAAGGAACTTTCTGGTTGTTTTTTTCAAGTAACATTTTTGCTCTTTTAGATGCGGTGTATAGTGACGCGTCCTCAAATTGCATTAACCCTTTTCCTGGTCCATCTACCTCTACGCCACGCTTAATTATCTTTTGCCTAGCTTGTGGATCTAGTTGAGACTCATGATATGCTATAGGCAGTATAACGGTATCAACAATAGATTCTTTGCTAATACTAGGATCTTGTCTTTCTTTTAAACTAGCAGCAAGCTCTAATGCAGATACTGAATCAGCATCAGAAAGCAACTCGCTTCTTATTGTCTTTAACCCCATTTGTTATCCTAGGTAATTATACTTTTGTTTTAGTGCCTAATGTGTTGGCAGTTTCCATTTCTGATGGCAATGCTTTAGCTAACAAGCCACCTGCTCTTCCACGTCTTGACCTTAACGTAGCCGCTTCTCTTTCAGCACCTACATCTCTTGTTTTAATAACTGGTACAGGCTTTGGTGCTGGCGCCGGTGCTGCTGCTTTTGGTTTTGATTTTACTACTCCACCCATAATACTATCCTCCTAGTGTTGTACTAGCTTCATCATCGATGCCAGTCTCTGGTGTTAATCTTGTATCAGATAAAAGCGCTCTTGATCCGCCAGCAAGTCTTGCTCTTTTCTTTGCTGCCATCTCTTCTTGCAATGTTCTTTTCTCTTCTTGTGCGTCAGCTCTTGCTTGCTCTGTCTCTTTACGAGATTGTTCAATCTGAGCCATAGCAGCTGAATTATCTGGCGTTCCTCCAAATAAACCACCCATGTTACTTTCTCCTCATAATATGATAATCTTTCTTATCTGAACTATATTCTTTCATCAAACCCTCTGATTCAAACTTTAAGCATTTTGCCCATCGCATAGCTCGACTATCACTGGAGTCTACCGTAATTTGCACTCTATGTAAATTAAATAATATCTCACAGATATCAAAGAATGTAAATGCAGACTTAGTCATAGCTATTGGGTATCGTCTAGCTTTCTCATCGAAAGTAGACCACGCCTCACCCACACCCTTCCATACAAGCACCATACCAAAAATAGCGACAAGATCACGCTCAACGAAAACAGCAACAGATGGACCGCATTCAGACTGATGATTGATATGATTCTTTCTATCTTGAGCCGACATGTGTGGAAACCCATAGTTGTCTAATCCTTTATATTGTTCTACATAATATGGTTGATAAACTCGATAAGTAACTCCAGTCACGCTTGGCATGAACTTATCTAAATATTGTTGATTAAGAAAAGACGTCAAAGTCACTCCCTGCAACTGTTGGCGCAATCAATGTACTAGCAGCTAATGGACTCTTAGTCATGCGCTTATGTTCACCACCACCTAACATTAAGTAGCCAAACGCATCACCAATGTGTGAGTGTTCGTTTTTGTTTGGACTATCTTTGAATCGCTCATGGCCCGCACCAACTGCTACACGTTTAAAATGATAACCACCAGCCAATGACTTACGAATCATCTTACATGACTTGTGTATCATTAGACCTGGCTTACCGGCAATCAATCGTTGCATTGGAGCTGCTGCCCCTTCACGTCTTACTCTGAAGTTGTTAGATGCAGTTGGCTGTGCGCGTAGTCCTAATGTACGTAAGTAGTCAAAGGCTGTTACTTCATAGATAGCATCACGTTGCATACCAGCAGGATCGCCCCACACTAACACTTGTGCCTTAGGGTACCTAGCATTGAGTTCAGCTAGTAACTGATTACCAAATCTTTCTAGTCCCATATCTTCAGTAACTATCTCATGTAATACAACCCAACGTCCATTTGCTAGGCGCTGACCAATAGCTGCTGCTGGAGTTAAACCAAAGTCAAGACCAATATGTAATGGAAGGTTAGGATCGTACTCTACCTCATCTGAACTCATTAAATTATCATCGTACTCCGGCCATACAGGTCTGCCTTCTTGTACGTAAGTATATTTACCCTCAGCATAACAGCGCACCCAGTCCAAGTTCTTACCACCCAACATTTGTGAATAGTAACCTGCTGGTAAGTTCTTTACATTCTCTGCTTTAGGATTCAGTTTCCACCATCGTCCACTAGCAAAGATATGATCGTTTGCTTCTGGATTATCTGGTAGTTCATCTATCGGTACTTCTATAACACCACCGGGTTGTTGAAAGAAGTCCCAGCCATACTTACCGGTAATCGGTTCTTTCTCTGCTAGACGATGCCACCAATGATCGTCATCCATTGGGTTGGTATCCATCCAAACACCATGCCATGTAGGACCACCATCACGCTGAGTAGGATAACGACCCACCCTATGAGTAAGACCGTCAATAACTGCCTTAGGAAGTTCTCTAGCTTCATTAACCCACGCCCCCGTTAGTTCAAGTGATAATAGTTTTCTTACATCTTTAGGTTGATCCAATGCTAAGAATATGACCTCACAATCGATTCCCGCAGCATCTCCTCTGGAGGGGAGACGTATGTGGTGCGTGATGGGTGGGGTATATAACATTGGACCAAAAGTATTCTCAGGAAATAACTCCTGCCATGTCTTAATTGTGGTAGTCTTAAGTTCTGGATACGAGTTTCGTACGATGACAAAACGGGTATAGCGAATGCCATCCTGTGGGGAGGGCTTTTGTCTAACGGCACGCATCATAATCTCAGCAGCACAGGCGTATGATTTGCCTGACCCAACTGGTCCCATTAGTCCGCGGACAAACTTATTAGACTGTAAGAATCCATATACCGCCGGCGATGTGCTAAAGTCCAGGTCAATGCCCGGACCACTGAGTGCTTTTTTACTGCGCTCTTTTTTATTGCTCATCGTCTATATCTTTGAACTTCATTGTCATTAGACGTTTGAGTTCTTGGTTTTCCGCATATAGCGTATCAATGATCTGCATGACTCGAGAGTTATTCATGTTTGCCATCTTAAATTCTTCACGCAGTTGGTCAATCTGTAGCTTTATGTCCATTATCTTTCCTCCACTGTTTCCAAAGTTGTAGTGTGTGTATTGCTTTGTCTATATCTTCATCGCCATTGCCTTTAAGGTCAACACGAGTGACATACTTAATAATAGTATGCTGCATAGGATTAAGATTGTTTGCCATGGAAAACTCCATTGGCTGTATCTTCATCTTAGTGTAATGGTTACCACCGACTTGGGTGTCTTTAGGATTCATCTTTGATTCCTCTTAAGTTGTTAGGGTCTAGTGCTTTCTTGGCCATAGCAATGCCAAGGTCGGATTTGTAATTAGGATCAGCTAATATATCACGCGCCCATTGCTTTGGGTCTCTTCGTTTCGCCGCAAGGTCTTTTACTGCTTGAAGATATTTTTCTCTAGGACTCATCGATATCGCTATCTATTATAGTGGGTGCTTTAATGTTAATACCAATAACGGATGGTTTATCCGATTCTTCTGGGTTATCTAATAAGCCTGATGCTTTTGCTAGTATGCGTAACACTCCGGGCTTGTCCCACATCTCAATAGCAATCTGCCCATCCTTATCAATCTTGATAGACTTAATTGCTTGCAGGGCATGCTCCGGAATATCACGACTTGGTTTTACTCTTACTTTACCTGTCTCATCCCATTCCATAAAGTCAGTAATCTTGGTGTTAGCAATAGACAATAAGGAATACGCGACAGCTTCTCTGTTGGCAGCTAATGTTGTGCTGCGCTCCAGATTCTTTTGTAGTGTTTTCACACCACCATAACCCGCCAAAGACGGGATAGGTTTATTCTTGTTTTTAGCTTCACTCATTAAAAGGGAAGATCGTCCTCGAGTTCGGCCACAGTCTCAGGCGCTGGTGCTTGATTACGTACTGGTGCGGATGTGTTGGATGCGGATGCCGCGACAGGATTACCAATTCGTAAGCCATAATACTCCGTGCCATCTCGCTGACTTTTGTTACTGTATAAGTCTACGTAATGCTCCGTGCCATCTGGTAGTAATACTTTACCACGCCAATCAGCATGCCAATCTTCTGTCTTACGATCATTCTTAAAAATACTTCCGCTACCTGGTTTACGTTGATATGGTTGTTCAGCCATGTTCTTCTCCTATATAGTCATATAAATGTACGACAGCTTTACCGCCATCGACTGCTTCACCTCTAGCAATCTCAATGTACTCAATCTGACTGTCATCATTATACATGCCAGCCTTCATTAATGCATCTAATATTGCCTTAAGTGTGTTATCTAAGTCAAACTTTCTTTTAGATCTGGGGTGTATCATTACACTAATTGCTACTTTCTTTTCTTCAAAACTCTTGGCATTACTTTGCTTCACTACAAGATCTACTGCTTTAGTAAACTCTACACCTTCTTTACTGATGTATCGTCTATGTCCGTTAGCACGCCAATAACTATTGACGCTTGGTGGATAAGGCAGTTCTAATCTTATAGTTGGACTCATAATCTCTTTAATCTGGATTTTAAGTCAGATGTTAAGTAAGCCTTAATAGCCTCATTAATTAATCCGGCCTTCGTCTTCTCTTCTGACTTTGATGCTTTATCTAGCAGCTCAACACTTTGCGGTGTCAGTCTAACTAGAAATGGTTTTAAATCACTCATAGTTCCTCTCCTTTATATTTAGTAACAACTTTCTTAATCCTGCCTGGCTTACGCTTATCTGCATCTTTCTCTTTCAACAGCCATCGTTCGTATTCCATTACCTCTGCTACTGCGTGGAGTGAGACTGATCTACCTCCCATTGGAAAGCCCTTAGTTACCTTCCAATAGCCATCAGCCCTCGTCCACTTATACTCCAACGGCTCACCCTCGTTGAACTCTTTACAGATCCACTGGTAAAAAGCTTTCAGCTCCATCATGAATCCTTATTGTGCGTTTCTTAACTGAATCCGGTAAATAAATATAATCTTCTAACAAGCATCGTGTTGCTTTGGCATCAGGTATGTTTAACTCTACATACAGATGTGCTTGCTCGCAGCTAGTAAAATGTCCAACATATCTAAAACTTTCTATTGGTGTAGTAACACTCACTACTAAGACAAACTCTACTATCATATTATTTCCTTTAATATGTGCTTGATTACTTCTACTGTCCAACCATTACCTAACATTCTATATCTTTGTGTATTAGACACCCCTTCTGTATACCCATCAGGAACAGTTTGTAATCTTTCACATTCTAGTGGTGTTAGCTTTCTATATTCTTCTTTTGAATATGCTACTACACTATCTTTTGTTGCACTTGTTATTGCGTTTGCTTTGTTATCTTTTCTTGCTTCTAACACTTGTTTATGTGTACCTGTTTTCCAATCAGTTGGGTTGCCATGTTGATCAAATGAACGACCTCTTAAGGCTGCACCTTTCTTTAATTTAACTGAAGGTATATGCCCTCCACCACTAGCCGTTCTAATAGTTACTGACTTGCCGTAA